AAGCCCGCCCCTGGGACGGCCGGGAGGCTATATGTGGCGACCGATACGCAGATCATCTATAGGGACACCGGCACGGCGTGGCAGAAAGTCGGCGCCGTGAAGTGGAGCGACATCGACGGGAAGCCGAGCAGCTTTACGCCGAGCGCCCATAAATCCACCCACGCCACGGGCGGCACGGATACCCTTACCCCCGGCGATATAGGGGCGGCCAGCGCAGCGGATCTTGCTGCACATTTGGCCGATACTGTGCAAGCCCACAAGGTCTATTTTGGCTCGGCTAATTTTGCGGGTCCTGCAGGAGTTACTATCACCCATAACATAGGCCATACCAATTACAAGGTAATGATCACCCCGACAGCCGACCCCGGAGGCTTCCTTGGTGAGATCTGGGTCGTCAAGTCAGCGAACACCATTGTTGTGTATAACTCGGGATCGGCCACTACAGCCTTCGACTGGCAAATTGCGGAGGTGACAGCATGATCGTAAACGTAAATGGCCCGAATAATAAGGTTTCAGTTTCTGGTTCTCAACTGACGATTGAGGGTTTTAATTTTGGTGGAAGGGTAGTGCTAGCTGCTACGATTGATCTCACACCTTATCAGGGGCAAGTGGCGAGGATTTATCTGAACGAAGATGGTAGTATATCTATCCATCCTAATACAACGCATTACTGGTTGCTCGCTGAAGTTGATTTGCCTCCGCAGCAGTTTAGATATATTGATACCGGTCAAGTGGATGAGCTAGGGGCTCCTATCTTACAACGAGAACCCATTCCCCTTGATCTCTCGACTTGCGAAGTCAAAGTATGGGCCTTACCGGAGGTGGAATCATAATGTACTTTTCAATCAAGGACAGTTTTCGCCAGGCCGTGGAAGCTGCTTCCGGGGGCAAGAATACAGTACTCTATAATCAATACGGCCAGCCTCTTGTGATGGTCATCGTACCTATGTTTCGACTTTGCGACATAGACCCGTCTTGGCCCGCTGATCCGCATCCGGCCTTTATCGTCAACGGCGTAGTCAAGAAAGAAATTTACATCGCAAAGTACGAAGCTGTACTTGAAAATGGCCGAGCCCTTTCCCTGCCTGGTCAGGACCCTGCCGTCTACGTGAACTTCGATCAGGCGCGGAACGCTTGCATTGCCAACGGCCCTGGCTGGCATCTAATGACTAACGCGGAGTGGGCTGCAATTGCCCTTTGGTGTTGGAAGAACGGCCTTATGCCCAAGGGCAACAATTACTGCGGTACTGATATTGACGACCGCACAAAATTTGGCCGAGAAACTTATACTTGGGTACTTAATTATAACTGGAACAACCGAGCTTACAAGATTGAGGGCTCTAACTATTACCATGTAGGTCGTGTAGCCACAGGGAGTGGCCCCGCCTCTTGGAGCCACGACGGAACACCAGACGGTATATATGACTTAAACGGAAACGTTTGGGAGTGGGTCGACGGGCTGAAACTCCACGATGGCAAGATTTACGTCCACGGTTCCGGCGGCGTCGCCATGAACAATTTCGAGACCCAGAATAATAGCCACGACGTGACCGGCTGGGTGGACACTGGTGCCTATTTTGACAACACCACCGCGGGCGATAGCACACAGACCAGTCATGATGTGGGCGGAGACCCACAGCTTGCTGGGAGCATCACGAATATAATGTATACCCCAGATCCAACCACAGATGCTTATTATGGCTATAGCTGGGTAACGTTTGAGAACCTCACGGTTAAATCCGGCTATACGCCGCCGGCAATGCTGAAGCATCTGGCTATTCAGCCCCCGGGCACCGGCCTAGGTGGCGACATTCTCTATGTGCGGAACTACGGCGAGCGCCTCCCGCTCCGGGGCGGGTATTGGAACAATGGTTCCGGTGCGGGGGTCTTCGCCCTGGACCTGATCAACGCCCGCTCGTACTCGGCCAACGGCGTCGGCTTCCGCGCGGCTTTTATTCCCATGTAATCTGGGTTCTGAAACCTGAAATCTGCTGGGCGGGCGACAGCCCGCCCTCCCATATAACCTGCGGAAGAAACTTTTTGAGACTTTGGTGTTCGTGCGAGGAGGGAATAAGGATGTCGGTACAGGTTTGCCCGTACCATGACAGGTTGCAGAAGGATCTCAACGGCCTAACGGGGGTGGTGCAGGAACTGCGAGAGTGGAAAGCAGCCGAAGAGGTGAGAAATGAGAACATCGAGAAGAAGCTGGACATCGCGATTATGTGGACGAAGTGGACCGTGGGAACCGTAGCGCTGGGTATAGGAGGTATGCTCTGGGCGATATTTACTTTTTTGAGCCGGGGGCAAGCAGGATGAAGTTCTCCAAATTCGTGGTCGTTCTGGTGATTTTACTGAACACGCTTTTTGCAGCGGCAGTATTGTATGCGTTCCTCCGGGTCGGCGCGGAGCCGGCCACGCTAGTCGGCGCTTGGTTTGCATTTACAACGGGCGAACTGCTAGCGCTGGCTGGTATACGGCGAAAAGAGTTTGACATGGAAAGGAGGGACGGAGATGGCGGCACGATATAAGGTCGTGCTGGACGCCGGCCACGGCGGTAAAGACCCGGGAGCAATCGGCCCGAGCCGCCTGGTAGAGAAAGACGTAACCTTGGCGGTGGTGCTGAAGATCGACGAGCACCTGCGGCAGCACGGCGTCCAGACAATGTTGACCCGCGCCGCTGACCAAGATGTTTCTCTGAATGACCGCTGCCGCATTTCCAACAATTTCGCGGCGGACGTCTTTTTGTCCGTGCACTGCAACAGCGCCACGAATCCCGCTGCCGGCGGCATGGAGGTTTGGACGAGCCGAGGGCAGACGGCGGGGGATAAGCTGGCCGACATCCTGGCGCAGGAACTGCGACAAGCATTTCCCAACCTACGCCTGCGCAGCGACCTAACTGACGGCGACCTGGACAAAGAGGCCGATTTCCAGGTGCTCAAGTACACGCGCGCGCCGGCAGCCCTGGTGGAGCTGGCCTTCATTTCAAACCCTGCCGAAGAAAAACTTCTGGCTTCGCCGGAGTTCCAGGGACAAGCCGCCGAAGCGTTGGCGAAGGGAGTTCTTACTTACCTAGGCATTACCTGGCAGGAAGCCGAAAAAGGAGGCAAGGAAAAAATGGGCGTGTTCCGCGACGTACCGGATACCCATTGGGCCAAGGCCAGCATCGAGCGCCTGGCGAATCTGGGCATCTTCAAGGGCGACGACCAGGGGCGCTTTAACCCGGATAAACCGATTACGAGAGCGGAAATTGCTGTCGTGCTTGACCGGGTGCTGAAACTTCTCGGCAAGTAAGGAGGTGCTACCGTGGAAGGAATGCTTTGGCGTTTGCTGTACGATGTAGTGCTTGCGCTTGCCGCCCTGCTGGCAGCCTACGCAGTGGCGTGGCTGAGGCGCAAAATTGGTGTCGAAGCCATGCGGCGGATCGAAGCGGAATTGACTACTAAGCAAGAGCTTGCCGCTTTGGCGGTGCGCTTTACCGAGCAGGTCTACCGTGACCTACACGGCGAGGCTAAATACCAGAAAGCCGCCGAATGGCTAGCGGCTAGGGCCGGCGAATTAGGACTAAAGGTTGCCGCGGAAGAGATAAGAGGGCTTATCGAAGCAGCCTTGAGGGCTTTCAAAGACGAGTTCGGCGAGGAATGGGCGAAGACGATAGAAACAAGCAATGCAGCGTAAGCAGTAGCGGGGGCCACTGAGCCCCCGATTTTTTATTAGCTGCATATGCACACTGAGTGTGGTGCGCTAAAATAGAAGTGATCTTAAGGGGGGATGGCTAATGTACTGCCCACTGTGCGGCTCAGAAGCCGAGATAATTGGCTATCACATCCATAAAAACAGCAAAGGCTATGCTATCGAGGATTATTCTATTTCGTGTCCTAAATGCGGCTTCGTGCCTTCCGAACTAGCGGATAAAATAGCGTTGCGGATCCTGAAAGAGGAATTTGGCGAGGAATGGCCGTGGCCGCCCTGGGCAGGAGCCCAAGAAGCGTCGAGCCAGAACAGTAGCGGGGGCGAGTAGCCCCCGATTTTTTATTTCCTACGCGGGGAAAATTTGTGTGTATGATATTGACAACATCGCTCCCGTGGTGTATGATAAAGCCAACACGAGAGACGGGAGGTACTAAGATGAATCCTCTACACGAAGTAAGGGACTGGAGCAAGGTTGGGGAATTGATGGAAAACATCAAGCAGAACGGCTGGCAAGGTGCTCCTCTCGTAGCGTGGGGCGACCAACTGATCACCGGGACTCACAGGTATGCAGCGTGGCGAAAGCTCGGGTATTGCGACTATGACCTTCCGACCATAGACTTGAGCGAAGTATTTGCCGAAGCAGGATTTGATATTGATGAGCTCCATGAGAAATACGGTTACCCGACGGTTGATGATCCAGAGTTTGTAGACTTTATCCTTGAGCTTCCGGCCGAGATCCGCGAAAAATATGGCATCGACATCCACTAGGAGGAATGGGGAGCATGGTAACGGTTGAACTCGATAAGATAATGCAGGAGCGGGGGCTGTCCGCCTGGGACGCCCCCTTCGAGGCCCGCCGCGAAGCCGGCAGGGCTGATATCCGCGCTCTGGGCGTCAAGGCAGCCTTGGAGGCCTTGGTTGCCGAGGGCTGGGAGGAAGATCAGGCCGCCGATTGGCTGCTTGAGGCAGCTCTGGGGGCGGAGCTGGCAGAAGTAGTCGTCTTACTCCCTATAGAGCCTCGTTTTATCAGCACCGACGACGAGGCCTGGCTAAGATACAGGGCCGGACGCCATGCCCAGCGCGACGAACTTGTTGGTGTCAAGGAGGTGGCCGAGCTGCTCGAGTGGGACCCCCGCCGAGTGACAACGTACCGTAGCCGAGGCAGCTTCCCTCCCCCTGTGGCAGAGTTGGCTATGGGCCCGGTCTGGCTACGAAGCCAGATCGAGGCCTATAAACGCGAAAAGGAAGCGGTGCAGGAAGAATGAGGAGCAGGCTACTGCTCCTCTTTTTTATGCGCCGGACGCGGGCTACCGTCGCCCAATCGCCGCCCGCGCGCGGTGGTGCCCAAATGGTGCCCGAGGTGCCTTCGTAACGGTTCGCAACCTGCCCATGCGCGTCATAGAGTGACAAGCCAGAAAGCCAACAGTATCAAGGTTTTTATGGCACAAGGCGCATGGCATCAAGAACACAGAGAACGCCCTGATTCGGCTTCCCAAGCCGAGGGTCGCGGGTTCGAATCCCGTTTTCCGCTCCAGTAATGACAAGGGTTCCCGGCACCGGGTCAGGTGCCGGGATTCGTTTTTGGTGCCCAAATGGTGCCCGCGCTGAGCATGTCGTTTATCTTGTTGGCAGCCTGCCGCTTGATCTCTGGAGCAACATGGGAGTAAATGTCGGCCGTAGTTGATATGCGCGAGTGGCCGAGCAGCTCCTGAACAACCTTAAGGTTCTCCCCCATCTCCAGGAGTCGAGTAGCGAAAGTATGGCGTAGGGCGTGAAGGTTAACACCCTCGATGCCGGCTTTCTTGCACAAAGAAGCAAATGTCCGGTTGAAGTTTCGCGGTATGATGGGAGTGCCGGCAGTAGTACAGAATACGGGGGCTCGAGGGGCATAGTGCCCTTCAGCCTCCATTTTTTGTTGGTGCCCGCGAAGTGCCTCGAGAACTACCTGCGGCAGCGGCACCAAGCGTTTTGACTTCTCCGTTTTGGGCTCCTGGAAAGTGAATCCCTTCTCTTTTGTCCAGACCAGCTCCTGCCGGACGTAGATGGTGCCTTTCTGGAGGTCTACGTCTTGCCACTCAAGGCCGAGCAATTCGCCACGTCGGAGGCCTGTCCCAAGCAAAAGCAGAAAGGCGGGCCCCAACCGGTCCTGAGCAAGCACTCGCAGGAATTTTGCCTGCTCCTCAGGTGTCAACGTCCTTATCTCCCGCCGGATGATCTTCGGCAGCGTCGTGGCTTCGCTGACGTTTGTCTGGACCAGCCGGTTTTTCAGCGCCTGGTCCAGGGCCCCGTGAATGACCTTATGAATGTGCCGGATGGTTTGGGCCGACTTTCCCGCGGCAGCCTTATCGTTGTACAGCTTCTGGATATGCTCGGGCCGTAGCTCCTGCAGACGAATCGCACCTATTGCCGGCTTGATGTGGTTTCGTATCAGGACTTCGTAGCTTTCCCAGGTGGTGAGTCGTAGATCAGCGCGTTTGTAGGTCTGAAGCCACGTATCCAGCCATTCGCCGACGGTGATTTTGGAAGGTTCGACGTATGTCCCCTGCTTCAGTTCTCCAAGGAGCTCGGCCATGTAGTCCTCGGCCTCGCTCTTCCGCCCCTCAAAATAACGGACAATACGCTTCCGTTTGCCTGTAGCCGGGTCCTTGCCGGCTTCGATGACGATCTTGAAGCGGCCCTTACCGATGGGTTCTAGATGGCCGGGCAAACTAACCACCTCTTAGGCGAAAAGTAATCTAGTATAAAAAATGTGAGATGCCAGGTATTAAACAGCAGGAATTTGGGCATGGATGTTGAAAGAAATAATTACAGCCACAATTTGGACGTTGTCAAGAGCCGGGCTAACTCATATAATGTAATAGTACAAGGGAAAGCTAACACCGGGCGGTCAACCCGCAACACTGTCCGTTTTGGATGGTTAGGGCCACGGAGGCCTAAGGGTTTACCGCCCACATTGCTTTTCTTGGCCCGGAGAACCGCTTTCATCGTGGAAGATGTAAACTTTCTGAGGCATAATAACACCCCCTCGGCCGCCACCAAGGCGGCTTTTTCATTCCCTCCCCGCCGCTACTTCCCGGGCCATCAAATCGGCCTGTCGCTCCAGAATCTCATACTGCTTGTCTATGTAAACCGCATATCCGGCAGTAGGCATGTCTTCGATGATATGTTTGATCTCGTGGAAGAGTACACGCTGTCTGGCCTCGGGAGATAGGGCATCGCTAATGACCACGTGGTAATGGCCCTTCGAGCAGCGGTAGACCATGCCTTCCATTTCTGGGCCAACGTACTGAACGCAAAGGTGAATATCAAACGCCCGCATGATCTCGTCGAAGGGAATACTGCCATCGAGGAGGGCCCGGATGACTGCGTACTTCGGCAAAGACCGGAGCTCTTCGGGAGTCATTCGGCTTCCTCATCCTCGATGGCTTTGATGATGCGGACTACCCTTCTAATCGTCTCGGGCGAGAAGTCCTTCACCTGTTTGAACATGAGCTGCAGGTCCTGCCGGCGCGAAAGCTCCTGCCAGAACTCGAGGAGTTCCGGATCAGCTTGCAAGGCTGCCGCGATCTTGGCCACGGCGGCGGCGTTGGGGTCGTCGCTGGGGGCGAAGGTGCCGTGCGGGTCGTCGGTGCGGCCCAACAGGTAATCCGTGCTCACGCCAAAGAAATCGGCAAACTTCCGAACTAATTCCGGGTCCGGGTCACGCGATCCTGTCTCATATCTAGAAATCGTAGCCCTATCAACGCCAAAGATCTTGCCCAGTTCCTCTTGGGTCATTTGTTTTCGTTCTCTGAGCTCACGTAACCGTTGTGGCAACATGCCAGCTCACCCCTATCCCTAATGTACCTCATTGGCAACAAAAATTAAACAGCTAGTGCCACATCGGCAAGTTTTTTTCGTGGCTCCCCTTGACGTACCAAAACGGCACGCTTATAATATAGCTAGGATGTTACCAGAACGGCACGCTGGAAAGAGAGGTGATTGAGATGAGCACTCGGCAAAAACTAGTTGCTTTTCGGGAGAGCAGAGGCTTAACACAACAACAAGTAGCTGATAAGCTGGGCATCACCCGTTCGTTTTACTGCCGTCTCGAAGGTGGCATCCGAGGCGCGAAACCGGCTCTATTAAAGAGATTTGCTGCATGTTTTGGCCTCACTATGGATCAAGCGTACGAGCTTTTTTATGGCGATGATGTTACCAAAACGTCACGCCAAGCCGGCACCGGCACGGACGGATGAGATTTAGGGAGGTGAAACCATGAAGGCCACGGGGAGGATCGAAGAGGTCGAAAAGGGTGACCGAATCAATGGTAAGCCGGTTGTGGAAGTCCTGCACCGGTTCGACGTAATGACCCGCGAGCATTATGCCAGACTTGTCCTGGCCGGCGGTTGGCCGATTGTTGACGGCTACTTCGGCAAACTCGTCGAGGTTGAAAGATAGGAGGTGACGGCATGGCAGACCTAGCTCTCACCGTGAAAGAGGCCGCCCAACTCCTCGGCCTTTCCGAGCGTACCGTCTATGAGATGTGCTACAAACGCGAGATTCCATTCCGCCGTGTTCGTGCCCGTGGAACTGGGAAGCAGGGGAAGATTATCATCAGCCGGAAGGCGCTGGAACGATGGTTGGAGGAGGGGGAGCCGGAGAGGAAGAAGAAGCAGCCCAAGCTGCGGCTGGCGAAGGGGTAGGTTTTCCACTACCACCAGCTTATACCAGGAAGGGAGGTGAAGCCATGTACAAAGAGGCAAGAAACAAGGCCCGACTTAGCATGGAAGAGGCAGCTTTTCGGGCCAATATCGGCACGCGGACGCTAGCCAAGTACGAGGCCGGAAAGACCCCGCCGCCTGATGTGGCTCTCAAGCTGGCCGAAGTATACGAAGACCCTGATCTAATTGCGAGCTACTGCAGCAGAGAATGTCCGATAGGTCGCATATTCCGGCCAGAAGTAAAAACGGTCGATATTGCAGTAGCAACGTTGCGGCTGTTGAGCGAACTCAAAGACGTGAACGAAACGATCGACCGGCTCATCCAAATCGCGAGGGACGGGCAAATAAGCTCAGCCGAAATAAGTGATTTTGAACGGATACTCAAAGAGCTTGGGGAGTTGCACCAGGAAATTGAGTGGATGAAGCTTTTGGGATTGAAAGCAATCAAGAAGGGGGCGAAAGCGGCATGAGGACGTCCAACGGAGAAATGGCCCTGGACGTGTCTATCAGCCTAGCTCCAGAACAGATTGAATCCCTGATGGACCAACCGGCGGTACTCGCGGCCGGAGTGTACTGCAGCGAACATCAGGAAGCGCTGCGGGAAGCGGCCCTGGCCACCTACGACGTGCTCGACGCCCTGGCTGGGTATAACCCGCTGGCGGCGCTGGTCGGCCTGATCACGGCTGTTGGTACGCTGGCCGGTAACATCCAGGCTGGGGGAGAGGCAAGGCCAAGACTCAGGCTAGTGAAAGGAGGGGAATGGAGTGGACCGGATGAGGCCGCTTGACAGGATGCTGGATGGCATTGCGGATTTAACACAATCCAAGGCAGCAGAGACGTGGGCAACGGTTTGGCTCACCATCATCAGCG